TGACAATAGATAACGAAAGAAGTTATGAGTTATAAAGTAATTAGTATTTCTATCTATGGAGGTCAAATGGAGTTTGAATTTGACACACTAGAGGAAGCACAAACTAAGGTACGAGAACTTAAAGACCCTAGTTCAATGTCAGCTTTCATAGTAAAACCCATAGTAGAAAAAATAAGTTAACTAAATAACAACAAGAGGAGAGAAGATGACTACATGGTATAGCCAATTCATTGGTTTATTTATAGCAACAGTTTGTATTTCAATTATCTTATATATATTTCTGTATACAATTACAGAGTTATTGTCAGAGATAAGGAATATAATAAGAGTCAATAGATATGAGAGAGGAGAGAACAATGCAAAACACTAAAGAAATTGAGCAAGTATTTGATGAACTAAACGCAAAAAATTTACAAAGTAGATTAAAAGACATCAAAGGATTACTATATTCAGCACAATCAGAAGTAGAGATGCTAACTAAACAACGAAAAGTATTAGTAGTATTAGGTTTCAATAGTGGTTTATCAATTATAAAGATTGCAGAGCTACTAGGAATAACAAGACAGAGAGTATATCGCATACTTGACGCAACAAACGAGGAGGAATAATGGATAAAGAAACCCAAAAGAAATTGACTAAAGACTTTCCTAAGAGTGTTGTCAAATCAGCACCAGCAGGTAAGTTTGGCGACTATGTACCACACCACATTTACACACAAAGATTAGTAGATGTTATTGGTGGAGGTTATGACTTTACCTTTGAAGAAACTAGAGATAAAACTGGTGCAATCATTGGTGCTAAGTGCAGACTGTATATTAAATCAACAGACCAAACAATAGAAGAAGTTGGAGATGTTGATATGAACGCAGTCAAACGAAACATAACTGAATCAGAGATACTAAAACTTGCAGTATCAGATGGTATTAAAAGATGTTGTATGAGATTAGGTATTGGCTTAGAGTTGTGGACTGGTGGAGTTACAGAAGAAGAACACTACGCAGTACAACAACCAATACAAAAGACAGGCACAATTAAAGATGTTGTTATTGACAAAGAAGAACAAGAGTCATTAGAGAAAGCTAAACAAGATTTTGTTAGTGACATTGAATCTAATCCTAATAACAAGCAAGACTTAGCAAAGTTTATGAAGGCAACAGTCAAGGATGAAGCAAAGAGAGAACAGATTAAGAAAGACATATACAATGATGTAGTTTCTAAAGGTTTTCCAAAAGATGTAAATGATTGGGATAGTTCACAACTAGATATATTTAAAGATTTAGTTTTTGAGTCTAACGAAAGCAACACAAAGCAATCAGATATAGAAATAGTTGAGGAAGTGTTTGGACAAGTGCAAGACAACTCTCCTAAGAAATGTCCACAATGTAACACACAAGGAAATATTGAGGACAATAGAGAGAAGAAAGCAAGTGACCCTAAGTTTTCCAAAATACCAGACTTTAGTTGTTCACAATATGGAGAAAGTAATGGTTGTGGATGGGCTAGTTGGATAGGTAATGATGATTGTCCGACAGAATGGCTTTAGAATCAATAGGAGAAACTTTTGCAGTAGAGAAATTAAAAGCTAGACTGCAAGAGAAATTTCCTAACTACAATTTTGATGTTCCATCAGAACCTGATACAAAGTGTAAGTCAGCACATTACTGCAAGACAAACACCATAAAGTATACAGATACAGAAGGAAATCTATACTGTGGGTTGAGATTTAAGTTACAAGATGACAATAATCCTTATGCTTGGGAATGGGCTACTTGTCACGCATTACTGGAGAAGAAAAAAGTAGAAAACAATGACCAAGAATTACCATTCTAAAGACATTGATAAAATTGCCAGACAGGTTGCACTAAACTTGCAATCACTTATGGCAATAGTAGAGTTTGACTACAACAGATACGAGAAGTGCATGGTATGTGGTGAGAAATACAGACATCACATTGATGGGCTTCCTTGTGAAACTGATGCAGTTAAAAAAGAAATAGTAAAGAGGAGATAATATGATAGACACAATGTTAAGCAAAGCAACTGAAGGTATGTTGATTGCAGAGTTACTAAACAGAAAAAATGAGAAAGGTGTTCCATTCTTTATGGGTAAAAGCATATTGCTAACTAATGGACAACAACAACTACTAGCAATTCTTCCTAACATACAGATACTTACAACACTTGAAGAGGAAGAATAATGTATAGACCTTTACCTGATTATTTGACTATACAACCTAGCAAGATAGAAGGTTTAGGTCTATTTGCAATTAAAGATGTACCAGCTTACGAAGTTATAGGAATGACTCATGTGCAATGGTTTGGAGAGGATAACAACCTACTGCGTACTCCACTTGGAGGGTTTATTAATCATAGTGATAGACCTAACTGTGAGATACAAGGTAGGATGACACGACATCTTTATACATTGCAAGATATAGAAGCAGGTACAGAGCTTACAGTTAAGTACAAGATGTATTCTGTATGAGTGGAGAGTACTGTATGTGTAAAAGAGTAAAGGACTATGGAATATGCTACAAGCATCAAGTAGTTAGTAATGGTACATACACTGTCAATCTACCTACAAGATACGATAGGAAAGAGGAATAATGGGTGGATGGGTCCTGTGCAATAGATGTGATGCCTACGCACATACACATAATGGTGGTGGGCTTGTAGAAGAATCATTTTATTGTGAGCCATGTTACCCAGAAGTAATGGAGGAATAATGGATAAGTATAACAATACTTTTGAAGAGAGAAACAAGAAAAATAAATATGATATGGCTGATGAAGCTATGCAGAACTACTTAAAAAAAGAAGGGCTAGTTGAAAAGAAAGACTGGTTGAAATTAGGAACAGAACCTAAGGACACACCCGACATGAAGATGATGTGGTTAGCTTTACAAATACTTCTTATGCCTGATTATATTTTTGTGATGAAAGGCAAACTTTATATTGCAGAAGTAAAAGGCACACTTAAATTTAAAGAGAGTGACTTTAATAAACTAACAGAGATGTATAACAAGGCAGAAAAGTATGACAATGTACGAGTAGGCGTAACTTATTTCGCACATCCTGATGCTGACCCTGTTTGGTTGTCTTATACTAAGATAAAAACACAATGGAATTATGATAAAATACCTATGCAGTACTATCCAGAGCTTGACTTTGAAGGAAACAAGAAAGCATATAAGGTATTATTAAATAACTAAAAAGCCTATAAACATTGAAGATTTACTCCTCTTAGGATTCGTTTTAAGAGGAGTATTTTTATGAGTGGCACTATGTACCACAGAAACTAGACAATTCTTAGGTTATCCCAACCTTTTTTATTTACTGTGAATGTTAAGACACCAGGATGTGACCACATACCAGACCGAGCAGTAAAATCTATACTCTTATCTAATGATGGTGACTGAAACCAAGTTCTATCTCCCTGTTGCTTAGCTCTGAAGTGATGATAGTGACCTGTAACTAAAATCTCACACTCTCCAGCTGGTAAGAATCCATACATCTGACCTTTCCACCAAGATTCTATCTTAGCTTCTGCGTTACCACCACCACCACTCATGTGACCATGTGTCATACCAACCTTTACACCTTTAACATCTAACACTTGATGAAATCCTGTTGGTACTTCTACCTTTACCTTCTTGTATCTTGCAGGATTAGCTTTCATTATCTCTTCACATATCTGTAAGTGCATTGTGTCAGAGTTATCTAATCTGTTAGTTGTGACTTGTCCTTTAGATGACCTTGACATCTCACCATGATTACCTGGTACACCTGCTAGTACTAGCTTGTCAGCAAGTGGTAGAAATGTATCTATTGTTTTCATAATAAGACTTCTTGCTAGTGCGTACTGCTCTATCAAAGTAAGTTCTATATTGTGTGGTTGCGAGTCATAGAAACCATAACAATTCTCTGTTAAATCACCAAGTCCTACCATATATATCTCATTGATAGCAACATTTGCCTTACGCAGTTCCTTAATCCTGTTTACTGCATCTTGTAGGGCAACCTCGTAGCGTTTAAGGGTGTTTTCAACGCCATAATCTTTCTTACCTAGCTGCCAATCAGCCATAAAAAACATAAAAGCTGTGTCACCACCACTATATTTAGCTTTAACTGGTGCTTTCTTCTTAGCTTGTTTGAATAATTCTTGGAAATACTTGTCGTGACCTGGTACTTTCTGCTTAACAATGCCTTTAAAAGCAAAGAATGTTTCTACTTGACCACCTTTTAGCTGTGTATTCCATGATGATGCACGAACTGTGCCGACAATCTCATACTTCTTAGGGTCAAATCCCCAATCTCTAAGTATCTCATCATATTTATTGTGGTAGTTTGGGTCAGTACCTACATGAGTAAGCTCACCCATACCTGTTTGTGGATTGATGTCATATCCAGGTTGCCAACCAGACTTGTAGAAGTTGTTACCTAGTTGTTCACCAGTATATTTCTTTTTCTTGGGCATCATACCTCCTGTTCCCTGTTACCAATAGTATACAGAGATGGTATGACAATTAAAGGTTTAACTTATTTTTTTCTTTGCGAATGTTTTGATAACAGATAAAGCTGCTCCACCACCTGCAATAGCTGCAATTTGTAGTGAGTTTATGTCAACTCCAACGAGTGGGCTGATGGTTAAAGCTCCTATGAATCCTTCAATGAAGGTCCATACTGCTCTTTCTAACATATCTTTTAGTTCTGGTGTCATTGTATTAACTTTCCTAACTTTAATTTTCTTTCTATGTTTTCTAGTTTAACAAGAATTTTGTCTAATTTATTTTCAAAACTACTTGGTATGTACACATTATCAGATGATTTGTTATCTATGCTAGGAGCTT